CGAATGGGTAAGGCATTTGATGTCTCGAAGTTTCGTAAAACCCTCACTAAGTCTATTGACGGGCTTGGTGTTGGTTTTAACGATCCTACAGACTGGATTTCAACAGGTAATTACGCACTCAACTACCTGATCAGTGGCGACTTTAACAAAGGTATTCCTCTTGGTAAAGTTACTGTATTTGCTGGTGAAAGTGGTGCAGGTAAATCTTATATTTGCTCAGGCAACATTGTAAGACACGCACAAGAACAAGGCATTTATGTTGTTCTAATTGACAGTGAAAACGCACTAGATGAAGCATGGCTACACGCACTTGGTGTAGATACTAGTGAAGACAAACTGCTCAAACTTAACATGGCTATGATTGATGACGTGGCAAAAACTATTCACGAATTCATGAAAGAGTACAAAACAATGGAAGATGGTAACAGACCAAAAGTATTGTTTGTTATTGACTCATTGGGCATGTTGCTGACTCCAACTGATATTAATCAATTTGAAGCAGGTGATTTGAAAGGTGACATGGGTCGTAAGCCTAAAGCACTGACAGCACTTGTTCGTAACTGTGTTAATATGTTTGGTAGTTATAACGTGGGATTGGTAGCAACCAATCACACATACGCAAGCCAAGATATGTTTGACCCTGATGACAAGATCAGTGGTGGTCAAGGTTTCATTTATGCATCTAGTATTGTTGTTGCTATGCGTAAGTTAAAACTTAAAACAGATGCTGATGGTAATAAGACTACCACAGTTAACGGTATTCGTGCCGCTTGTAAGATTATGAAAACAAGGTATGCTAAACCCTTTGAATCTGTTCAAGTTGAGATTCCATATGAAACAGGTATGAGCCCGTTTAGTGGATTAGTTGATCTTGCAGAAAGTAAAGGTCTTCTAAAGAAAGAAGGTAACAGTCTTGTTTATGTAACACCTGAAGGCGAAATTATTAAACAATTCCGTAAAGCGTGGGAACGTAACGAAAAAGACGGTCTTAATGTCATTATGGCTAATTATAATACTTCACTGGCAAAAGCTGAGGTTGAAGATATTGTAGAGGAAAATGCGTAATCATGGAAGAACAACTAATCATTGAAATCTGGGACTTGTTCAAAGAATATATCCCTGCAAAAAATATGGATACTGCCGCTAATCATTTTGTTGACTTTTTAGTTGATAATGATGTTAGTACAGACACTCTAGAAAGTTTGCAAGGTCTTGATAATCATCTTGATGAAGCTATCAAAGCACTACTTCGTGAGGAAGCAGGCTATGATGACGAAGGTGAAGATGAAGAATATTACGAAGACGAGGACTAATAATGTGGTACAACAAGGTAAGTAAAGATCTTTCTGAACTACCTGCTTGCCTTGAGTACTACTATAATGAGTTAGCTCAAGCACAGACAGAATGTAAAATATACGGTAATATTGAAAAACTCTCTGCTCAGTTACCAGGCGTGGTTGAGCAGAGATTCAACCAACTTCAAGAAATTGAAGCTATATTAGAATATCTTAATATAGAACTTAGACGCCTACGTAGTAAAACATTTAGAAAATATCTAGAAAATTATCAAAGAGCGTTGAGCAGTCGAGACGTAGAAAAATATGTTGATGGTGAAGCAGACGTAGTTGACTTTGAAAAGCTAATTAATGAGTTTGCATTGATTAGAAATAAATGGTTGGGTATTATCAAAAGCCTTGATATAAAGCAATGGCAAATGAGTAATATCATTAAACTAAGAACTGCTGGAATGGAAGACATTACATTATAGTATTGACAAACGCTTCAATATCAACTATAATATTAGTATGAAATATATTGAAGATTTAGTCGAACAGTTTGGTTTAGGACGTATACACGTCAGCAACTTTGATGAAAAAATATCACAAAGTCTAGCTAACCAAATTTTCAATGGTAAAGCATTTACGCATAAACAGGCCGACATTGCTTTACGACTTGTCAAAAAATATCGAAATCAATTTAAAAAAATTGGCGTCACTGACATAGAAAATATGTTAGAGACTCCAATTTATAAATTTAATTTAAGAACTATTGATAACACAAAATCTGTTACATTAGATCCAATTTCTAAAAGATTTATTATTAAGTTTCCCTTTGATCAAAATTTGTTAACATTGTTTAGAACACTTAATACTAAAGAAAAGCTCACCAGAGCTGAATGGGATCCTGATAATAAAAACTGGACACTGGATCTAAACGAAGTCAGTTTGGCCTTTATATTAGACAATTTGTCTGATAGTTTTGTTATTGATGACGAAATCAAAAACTATATTGACAAATATAATCAAATCAAAGATGAATTTGAAAATTTTGTGCCAACATTAATAAAAGAAAACGATAGTTATAAATTTAAAAATATTAAGAGTGATTTTGAAACAAACGATTTAAAATCAGCATTAATTGAAAGTACTAAATTAGGTGTTCACATTTATGCAGACAATGTTGCTGATGAAATATCAGAACTAATCAAATTAAATTCTTTGTACAAAATATACGAACAAAGTCATAATCAAAAATTCTTTATTGACAAAGCAAAGCACTCTAGGACAGAAGTTCTTTCTTTAATTAAAGAAATGAACGTGAATACTGCTGTATTTGTTGACGAAAATATTAGTGCAGATACTTTAAATGAATGGGTTAGTGATCTAATCAATGTTGGAGTTAGCTTAGATCAAATAGGCGTATTTTTTAGAAGAAAAAATGAAGAGGACGGCGTCACTTTTAATAAAGTGATTAAAGACTTTGGTTTGAATAAAGAAGCGTCTTCTGCTCCCAATTGGGTATTTTTGAGCAATAAATTTCCAAAAAGTTTATTAAAAAATCACCACAATATTGATGTCTGTTTGTTTGTAAACAGATATGTTACATCTCATTACAGTATTATCAATACCGTTAAAAATTCTATTTTTTCTTTGCAGTACAACGAACATAAATCAGCAGAGGCAGACATTGTCAACTTGTAAAATAATTTTAAAAGATGAAGTCAATGTAAAAATTGAAGGCTTGGACTTGGGCACAAGAAAAAAATTAGTGTCTAAGTTTAAGTACGAGTTGCCGTATGCACGCCATATGCCTGCGTTTAAATTAGGACGTTGGGACGGGACAGTTAGCTTCTTTGGATTAGGTGGTACAACTTATCTAAGTATGCTAGACAGAGTTTTGCCAATTATTGAGCAAGACAAATATGATATTGAATTAGTAGACTTACGTAAACCAATTAAATTAGAGTTTGAAAAAGTAACTGAATCATATTGGTCTGATAAAGGTAAAACTTGGCCTAAAGGACACGTCAAAGAAGGCGAGCCTATTATGTTACGTGATTACCAGCCCGATGCAATCAATCGTTTCTTTGAAAATCCTCAAAGTATACAGGAGCTTGCGACTGGTGCTGGTAAAACTATTATGACTGCAACAATGAGTCATATGTGTGAGAAATATGGTCGTACTCTTGTTATTGTGCCAAACAAAGGACTCGTAGAACAAACAGAAGAAGATTATCGTAATGTTGGTTTAGATGTAGGTGTGTATTATGGTGACCGTAAAGACTTAGACAAGACACATACAATTTGTACTTGGCAATCACTTAATATCCTTGAAAAGAAGGGTAAAGAAATAGACGATGCAATGAGTTTGTTAGAGTTTATTGAAGGTGTTGTTTGTGTTATTGTTGACGAAGTACATATGGCTAAAGCAGATGTATTAAAAAATTTATTAACAGGTGCATTTGCACATTGTCCAATACGTTGGGGATTAACAGGCACAGTACCAAAGGCACATTATGAACTTGAGGGCATTGTTGCAAGTTTAGGACCAGTTGTTGGTGGAATTGCGGCACATGAACTACAAGAGGCAGGCCATCTTGCTAATTGTCATGTTAATGTTATCCAAACACAAGAATGGAAAGAGTTTGGCGGTTATGCAGAAGAGTTAAAATATCTAGTAACTGACAAGGATAGGCTGGCACATATTGCTGGTATGATAGCTGGCATTAACGAATCAGGTAATACGCTTGTTCTAGTTGATAGAATTGAGTGTGGAAAGTTTTTAACAGAAAATTTGCCGAACAGTGTTTTTGTTAATGGCACAGTAAAGACAAAAGACAGGAAAACAGAATATGATGAAGTACGTACAAGTGATGATAAGATTATTGTGGCGACTTATGGTGTGGCCGCTGTGGGCCTTAATATTCCTAGGATCTTTAATTTGGTTCTTATTGAACCCGGAAAGAGCTTTGTCCGCGTTATCCAATCTATTGGACGTGGTATTAGAAAAGCGGAAGACAAAGACTTCGTCCAAATTTGGGATATAACTGCTAGTACCAAATACGCTAAAAGACATTTAACAGAACGTAAAAAGTTCTACAAAGAAGCAAAGTACCCATTTACAATAGATAAGGTGAAATATTAATGCAAATTTTAACACTCAAAGATGAGACATTCTATTTGAATGATCTACCAGAAGAAGTAGACGAGGACTGTAGATTTGCTGTACTAGATAACAGCGACAATCAAAATCCAGATTACTTTTTTCAACCATTGATTTTTTTAGAATCATTTACATGTCCTGCGGCAGTATTGCAAATTGGCCCTTGGCAAATTCAAATGCCACTGGATTGGTGCATGGTAGTTGGCGATCCAGAAAGTACTGGTGAAATGGAAGTGCTACCACTTACTAGTTTGAATGACAGGGGATTTAGTGCTTTTACTTTCAATCCACTTAGTAGTTTCAAACCAGAATTTTATCCTGTAGACATTGTCAATGTTTATCAAGATGTCAAATGGTATTTTCCAAAAATGCGTATTGGACAATTATTGGCAACTCCATTACATGCCGGAGAAAATCCAGTATGTGCTTACTTTGTTAAAGAAGTCAGTCGTCAAAGTGAGATATTAGATTATTCTAAATGTTGGTGATATTATGGGATCATTAGTACCAGGTGAAACTTACATATATGAGCGTGTGGATAATGTAACCTACGCTAGGGTGGCAGGATCCGAAGCATCGACTCGTGTTGCAATTGGTTGGGACTATGATACACGTCGCCCTGGTCTTGGCATGTCCACTCACGCCAAAATTAAAGACGCAAAACTATGGCATGACATTAGAGAGACTGCAAAGAGTAATCCCGCATTGCAAAAAGCCTTAGAACAATGTATAATAATTTATAATTTGAGTAAAGATCATGGCACTTGATATTAAGAAAGAGTTAAATGGTGTAGATATGCGTGATAAAGACGCATTTAATAATTGGACTGATGAAGAACGCAAATCTTTTAGTCCGTATATTTTGATGCGCTATGTTAGTAATGTACAAGGTGACAGAGATGTACAAGAATGGTTTGTAGAAATGACCAATGAACTTGTGAATAAGAATCATTGGACATTGAGTAAAGATCACAAAGGTCTACTTTGGAAATTATTTGCAGGTTGTGGTACAGGTGCAAAAGCATATCACCCGTATCTAGCCGCAGGTAAAAAAGAGAAAGCAGTTAAAATTGAAAAATTAATTGCCGAACTTAACCCAGCTATGAAGATGAGTGACGTTAAGTTACAAGCAAGTTTAATGGATAAAAATGACATCGAAAGTTTATTTGACCAGTTGGGGTTCGACAAGAAGCAAAGAAAAGAATATGAGTAATTACACTTGTGTTCACTGTGGTAAAGGCTACACTAAAGAAGCTACTTTAGTTGCCCACATGTGTGAGAATAAGCGTAGAGCTCTACAAAAAGATGAGAAGCGTGTGCAAGCAGGCTTTATGACATATAATAGATTTTACAGATTGACACAAAATGCTAAAAAAGATAAAACGTATGAAGAATTTTGTAAAAGCCCTTACTATAACGCCTTCGTTAAGTTTGGTTCTTTTGTCAATAATGTTAATCCTATCTACCCTGACAAGTTTGTGGATTATGTTATCAAATCCGGAGTTAAGCTCGACCATTGGTGCCGCGATGAACTCTACTATACCTATCTATCCGAAATAATAAAAACAGAACCAGCTGATGCTGCCATACAGAGATCATTGTCAACTATGATGGAATGGGCAGACGAAAATCAAGCAGACTTTACGCACTATTTCAACTATGTTAATATTAATCGTGCAGTTAGACAAATTGCAGATGGACTTATTAGTCCGTGGTTACTTTTAAATTGTAAAAGCGGAACTGATATGTTGTCAAAATTTAATGACGAACAATTAGATATTGTGGCAACTATTATTGATCCATCCTATTGGGTAAAAAGATTTAAAACATATCCAAGTGAAATTGCACTAGTAAAAGAAATATGTAAGGAGACCGGCATTGCCTGATATTGATATTGATTTTTTTGATAGAGACATTGCTTTAAAATTGTTAAAGCATATTCCTGCATCAAGAATTGATAATGATGAAATCAAAAAACACAATACTGGTGTCTACTTGCATCAAGTCCCAACTGATCCATTAACAGGTCTTGCCAGTTTAGATTATGATGATGCTGAAAAAAGAGGATACTTTAAAGTAGACTTTTTAAATGTTAGTATCTATAAAGATATAAAATCTGAAGAAGAGATTTTAAATTTACTAAAAATTGAACCACTATGGGATTTATTAGAACAAAAAGAATTTTGTGACTTAATCTTCCACGTCAATGGTTATCATGATTTAGTTGCACGATTAAAGCCACGTAGCATTGAACAATTAGCCATGTTCTTAGCAATACTACGTCCAGGTAAGAAACACCTAGTTCCAACTTGTGAAACAAAAGGTTGGGATAGTATTAAAGATGAAATATGGGAAAAGACAGACGATTCTTATAGTTTTAAAAAGAGTCACGCAGTTGCGTATGCCCACGCTATTGTTGTTCAAATGAACAAAATTTGTGAAGGTGTCAGCTACGGGTTTTCTTAACAGACCGAACTAGCTGAATACTTTTACGTTTAACCCTTTTTTCTGAGATATCATTTAAATTAACAACTGGACCAAAAACAAGCTCTATATCCTTGCTATTCAGTGTTTTGATATATCTGCGAAACAAGTCCATTTCGCCTTTTAGGAAAATATTAATTGGGATCTTTCGATTGCTTTCCCACCACCACTGATCCCCTAAATCTAAGAGTTGCTGTTTTTCAGTGTCGTTGTGTATAGCCCCAAAATCGTAGATGCTTAAAACGCTGTCATTTTGATTGATTATGATCCCTACGATCTCAATCTCATTGCATCTGATGCAGGTTAGGAATGGGAAATTGTTTTTCAATAGTTCGTTCACCTTCTAGAATTCCTGTAACAATAAATACGTGCATGTTGAATTTACCAGTCTATTTATATACTCCAGCCATCCGGGTCTTTTTAGATTTGGAAAATTCTACCAAACATGGGGTGGATATAATGTATCACGGATATGCAAAACTAGCAAAAGGCGTTACCAACACGCTTCAATTCAACTTTTTAAACGGCGATCAACGTCCTATTGATGTTAGTACAAAGACCTTTGTATTTAAACTGTTTGACTATGCCACTAATAAAGAAGTTGTTTCTAAAAATTTAACTGTGCTAGATGACGGTGAAACATTTAATTTAAAAGGTAAAACACAACTAACATTAACCGTAAATGATATCCCTACAAGTTTCAAATCAGGTCAGTATGTGTATAGTATTTTACAAGTTTCAAATACTCAGCTATTGCCAACATATATTGACGGTGCTAGCGATTTACAGGGAAAAATAGAAGTTGTTGACGGAATTATTTCTAAATTTATTCCTAGTGAAGAGTTATCATTTTTGCAAGGTCAGAACAATATCTATACTTCAGGTCCAATATCTACCAATAGAGATGGTAAAGGAAATAATGGTACACATTCAATACAGGCATACTTTACCAATTTTACAGGCAATTTAGAAATTAGAGGTTCATTGTCAAATTCTGCACCAACTAGCTGGGATGCCTGTACCCCAATCACTACTGAGTCATACTCATCTGAAAATGGCACATCGCCAATTACAATAACTGATATAGATAATATCAATTATCTAATGTTTAGGTATACTAAGACTATCGGTTCTATTGACAAAATACTCTATAGAAGCTAAAATAATAGCATGACTGCCATACAGGCTGAACTGCTATCATATCTACCTTTTAAAAGAAAACAAACTTCCTCTGGTTGGATGAGTTTTGACGCACCTTGCTGTGTACACAATGGCGAAACTACTGACACAAGACAAAGAGGTGGATTCATTAGCCATGGGTCTGGATTTACATATCACTGTTTCAATTGCGGCTATAAGACTAGTTGGCAACCTGGCAGACAAATAAGTGTAAAAAATAAAAAATTATTCAAATGGTTAAATGTTCCTTCCAGTAAGATAAATGAGTGGAGTTTAGAAGCTCTTAAATTATTGGACAATAATGATGTTGAAGCTGTGGCTCAACTGGACTTTCATGAAAAGTATCTGCCACCTGATTCAATACCTTTAGTTAATGCTTTGTTAGAATATGATGATAGTGTTAGGTGTTTAGAATATTTGCTTGATAGAGGACATGATTTAGATGACTATGACTGGCATTATTGTCCCATGCCTGGATATAATGATAGATTAATAATACCATTTTATCATCAAAAAAAGCTCATAGGCTATACTGCTAGAAAAGTAGTTTCAGGTAGTCCCAAATATTTGAGTGAAAGTCAAAGCGGTTATGTATTCAATATAGATAAACAAAATTATTCAAACAAAATAGTTTTGGTCACAGAAGGACCTTTTGATGCATTGGCAGTAAATGGAGTTGGACTATTAACTAATTTACCCAACGACAGACAACGTGCTATAATTAATAGTCTAGGTAAAACAGTTATTGTTGTTCCAGACAGGGATCATACTGGTATGGGGTTAGTACAGTATGCTATGGAGAATGAGTGGTTGGTAGCCATACCCCCATGGGAAGATGATATTAAAGACGCTAGTGATGCGTTCAAACGTTATGGTAAACTTTTTACGATCAAAAGTATTTTAGATTCTGCTACAGATAATAAAATAAAATTAGAATTGCTAATGAAAAAATATCCAAAGGAGAAAAAGAATGATAGTTGAGACTGGATCACGTTGGTGGGATGGTAGGGGCACATACTTTCATGTATTAGACGTGCTCGATATTGAGGGGAAAACTTGGGTACACTATATTAAAGAAGGCAACATGAGTCATGAAAGATTGTCTGGAGAAAATGAGTATAGTTGTTACGTAGAAAGTTTCGTTTCAAGATTCACTAGAGTCACAGATTAAAAAGATAACATATAAGCATGAATAAAACAAATTACAGTAGTGAAGTACAACGATTATATTTAGAAATGTTTTTGAGTGATGCAGAAACATTTGTACGTTGTCAAAATATTTTTGATCCAGAAAACTTTGATAGGAAGTTAAAGGATGCGGCAGAATTTATCAATGTATACGTTGACAAATACAAAGTGATGCCAGAGTTGGATATAGTCAATACAAGTTGTGAAACAGATTTCAAAGATGTAACAGGATTACCTTCTGAAAATTATGATTGGCTATTAGATGAGTTTGAAAAATTCAGTAGGCATAAAGCACTAGAAAGAGCAATTATTAAGAGTGCAGATATGTTGGAAAAGGGAGAGTTTGGGCCTGTAGAAACTATGATTAAGGCAGCAGTTCAAATCAGTCTTAATAAAGATATGGGTACAGACTATTTTGAAGATCCTCGTGGACGTTTGATGGGTCTTAAAGACAAAAATGGACAAGTGAGCACAGGATGGCCGACATTCGACAAAAAACTTTTTGGAGGGTTCAACAGGGGCGAATTGAATATTTTCGCTGGGGGCAGTGGTGCGGGGAAATCCCTGTTTCTACAGAATCTTGCGGTGAACTTCTCCCAGGTAGGACTCAACGTACTTTACGTTTCACTGGAACTGAGCGAGCACCTAGTTGCGATGAGATTGGATTCGATGATGACTGGTCTTCCGACCCGAGAGATTTTTAAAAGTTTGGAAGACGTTGAACTCAAAGTAAAAATGGCAGGTAAGAGTAGTGGTGCTATTCAAATCAAATATATGCCATCAGGAAAGAACATTAATGATCTACGTGCTTACATCAAAGAGTATCAAGTAAAGAAAGGACACAAGCCTGATGTTGTGTTGATTGACTATTTGGATTTGATGATGCCAGTTAGTGTTAAAGTTAGTCCTAGTGATTTGTTTGTTAAAGACAAATATGTGTCAGAAGAAATTCGTAACTTTGCTATGGAACAACAATGTGTTTGCGTTACAGCATCACAGTTAAACCGTAGTGCTGTTGAAGAAATTGAATTTGATCACAGTCATATTAGTGGCGGTTTGAGTAAAATCCAAACAGCTGATAACGTGATTGGTATCTTTACAAGTCGTGCTATGCGTGAGCGTGGACGTTATCAAATACAGTTTATGAAGACACGCTCAAGTAGTGCAGTAGGACAAAAGATTGATTTGGACTTTAACTTGGATAGTTTACGTATTACTGATCCAGGTGAAGATGCTCAAGAGTCTAGTTTTAGTCAAGGTGGCGGTAGACCACAACCTAGTTCTGGAACAGCGAATATTTTAAATGGATTGAAAAAGACTAGCACAGTTGTAGATAGCTCAACTGGGGAAATTGCTAGAGAACCAGATGAAGGTATAGCAGTTCCAAAAGTTAGAGGTAAAGTTGACGGAAGTCGTATTAGAGAAATGTTAGCTAATATTAATGCTGAAAAAGATTAATTTTAGACCATCCAATCTTTAACCACGTTATTAGCACATGCATCAAGACAATGCTGCCATTGTGACATATCATCATAATCAAATACAAGCTCTGGCGTAGCAGGAACTGTTAGCCAACTAAACTCTGGTCTCCACGGACTTTCGCCCATGACCTCCATTTCCAATTGTCCAGGTGCCCAGCTACAACTACCCACAAACATTCTATATCTTTCTGGTCTGTTACCTTCTTGCAGTCTAGTAATAAATTCCATATCTCCACTGGCAAAAATATTGCCAGGAAAAGTTCCTGAACTTGTTACATCTGGACTGTGTAAAAAATGCACACTATTTGTATTCATTGGACCGCCAGCGTGTGCAATACCAGAAAGATTTAGATCAATGCCAATTTGTGATAATAACTCTTTATTAGAAAGATTTCCTGGTTTGTTGAGCACTAGTCCCCACGCACCAGAAGGCGTGTGATTAACCACGTAGACCACCGTACTGCTGAATCTTTTATCCATCATTTTTGGCGGTGCTACTAATAAATTTCCAGT